CGTCCTGTTGAGATAAATATATCTCTCCGCAAGATATAACGTCAGCTTCTGCATACTCTAATACAGTTGCCAATGGCATAGCCTCGAAGCCTGTTCCACCCTTGAATAGATCATCTACAAGATCAGACTTCTTGCGTGTAACATCTCTACGTTCAGCTATAGCCTTTAGTGACAATGGACGCTTCTGACCTTTGGATAGGATATATTCACCTATCATCGTGCAATACACCTGGTCAGGGATTTTAAAGCCCATTTCTAATAACCAGGTAACATCAAACTTCGCATTGTGGCAGATAAGCAGCGTAGCTTTATTTAGTGCATCTTGCATCTGCGTTGGGCTATCAGGAACATCCTGTTCATTATGATGGAATACAAGATTTGTTACTTCATCTACACCTTCCCATCCAATAAAACCAAAGTGGGCGCTTACACATTTATTATCAGGATGGTACGGGCTGTTATCCGTCTTTCCACCCAAGGTCTGAACGGTTGTTTCTAAATCCAATACTAATATGTTGGTTTCATTTAACATCCGCTGACCCTCGCAGCTTATGTAAAAGGTCTACAGGGTTGGAGTAGGGATACCATTTACCTTTGCCAATTACCTTCCATTTACGATTAGCTAAAGAAGCATGATATTTATGGTCAATAACAACCACGTTACCTAAATAGTATACATTCTCACTATCAGCTTCTAAGAATTCCAATAAAGTTTCGAACTTACGCAATGTCTTTGTTGAAGTCATATTGTAACTAGTGTCGTATGGAATGAATTCTTTTACTTTTTGAATGGCCTTCTTAACATCCTGTATTGTGCAGTTAGAATTAAGCATCACGTTCTCCCATAAAATCTCGTTGCATAAGTTTCGTCGTGCCGGTCAAACAGATACCAACAGGCGTTATCTTTACCTGCGGTTTTGTCGAACCATTTCACACGACCAACGCTTACGATCTTTCTAAGACGAGGCATGAATGGGATAGCTTGTTTGGTGTGTACCCAATCAGCATCAAACAGCAGCCAAGTAGGTCTAAGGTCTGAGAACTGTTCTATCATAGGATGCAGAAGCTTACGCTCCCACGGTGGATTAGTAATAATCAGATCAGCATCATTTAAATGCTCTTCCGTTAGATCACAGGCATCTTGAATATCAATGCCATTGGATTGCGGTTCAATATCGTATGCACTTGAACAGGTCAGACCAATCTCTTGTAGTGATCTAATTAATGCACCATCTCCTGCACATGGTTCGCAAAAGGATTGATGATCTTGTAGGTAAGGCCAGATAGGAAATACAGCCTCACGGGGGGTTCTATAATAATCTCGTGGTTTTCTTTCAAAGTTTGATCGTTTTCCCATTACTTATATCCCCTCAATAATTCAGGGTAGTTAGTAAAAAGTTCTAGTTGTGGGTGTTCTAGTTCTGAAAATTCAATGTCGCAGAAGTTACCACAATCAGGCATAACTATCTTTTGTTTGTGTCCTTTATTTGGATCTAGTTCGTCTAAGAAATCACTTTTTATACAACTTCTACCAATCTTACGTTCTAGTTCAGCCATCCGATTGAAATGATCTGGAAAATCTATGCGTATTTTATTCCAATAGCCCGTACCGCCTTTTACACAACCAATACAATTATTATTCTTATATCCTAAATTGTACATTTCAGGACGTGGTATGCCCGCCTCTTCTAATAAATATAGAGTTTCAGGTTTTGTTATTTTCTTTTCAATCAATGGAAATAAAGGTTTCGCAGTGGGATACTGTTCTTTAAAGCGTATTGCTCTGTTTATCTCTTTCTTAGAGTATTCAAATCCAAAGACCTGGCCATCATAAGAACGCTCTTTCTCTATCTGCATTCTTACTTTTTTCTTTAATTCAAGTGTACACCTTGCACCAGATGGACCATTAACATATTTTGTTTTTTCAATAACATCATACTGATCTAAATACTTTTCTGATCTTCTTACTTCAATATCTTTACCATACCATTCTTCACATTGTTTTTTGAACCTATCATTGTCTGGGTGACTGCTATCTATAGCAAAATATATAGGAGATACTCTGTCACCAAATTCATCAATTGCTAATTTACAGGCTACGGCAGAGGTTACACCTGCTGACCACCATGCTATTATTTTTCCAGTGTTACTCATACCACGTACCTGCTGACTTCAGGCTCGATGTTGCAAATGACGCAACCATGATATCCACTAAGCTTGTTCTTGCTGATGTTTATAAACCGTGTGTGATCAGGATTATCATCCTCTGCTGCATTATGCTTACCAACACCAATGATCAGATCAGCTTCCGCTGCTTTACCTGTCTTACTACCTTCGAGCATTGAGAAATCTATACGAGTACGCCCATCAGCATCAGCACTTGCTTGGCTAATGCCTAGTAGCGCACAGTCATGGCGTTTGGCTAACTCACGTAAGCTGCGGTACAACTCTCTAATGCGTTCATGGGAAGCATTGTAATTGCCAGAGATATTAATCTTATCTGCCTGGTCAATAATGATTACATCAGGTTTTATCTTCTCGCAGTAACCATTGATGGTATCCAGATCCCATTCCTGAACATCCTTCATGATGATCCTGTCTTGGATCGATAAGTATTTGCTCACAGCTAGATCAGGATTGTCAGCGATTTGTTCACGGGTCATGCCAGAACATGCTTGAATAGCTCTTAGCTTAGTACGTGTGGTTTTCTCTTCATTACCAAGATACAGAACCTTTGCACCCTGTTGAGCAAAGCCACCAGGCGCAGCACAAAAGCTAATAGCTAATGCAGACTTACCTGTCTCTGGACGGGCAAAGATAATACCAAATTCAGCAGGACCGATACCATATACATTACGGCTCAGTGTTTCTATGTTGAACTGCCATCTGTTATCATTAGAAGTTTCGGCTAATAGCTCGTAGATATCATCAGTAGTTGGCTCACCGAAATCATCAGGCATGTATGAATCTTTGGTACGCTCTAGCAGGGATATAAGATTACCCATCGCCGTTGTATCGCCCTCGGACATATTGATACCAAGGTTGGCTATGTCTCTGCCGATCTCTCTGCGCCATAAGCTTTCGATTACATCGGTAGCTATGGTATCTGTAATTTTATCTGCGTACTTCAACTGATCAACGAGATCTCTGAAGTCATTTATCTCTGCTGTTGTAGCAACAGGGTTATCTGTTAACCAAAGTGAATATAGATCATCAGGCTTAATATCCGTTTCATATTTAGTATGCGCTTTACCTAATAAATTATAAATCTGTGCTAATTCATCTGAGAATATTGATTGGCGCAATCTCGGTTTTGTGTTTAAGTAAGTGTTATTATTCAGTAACGTCTTTATTAATTGTATTTCCACTGCTCTGCCCTTCCGTGTGACACTCTTTATGCCACTTAGTAATAAACAGATTTAGAAATAAAAAAAGCCCCAATCTTTCGACTGAGGCATTTTTCTTTAATTAATGTTTTAGAACAGTAAGTTAGCTATTTCTAAACTTCATGTTCTTTATATCTGGTGATTGATCACCTCGACGCTCCTTCATATCTACTTGGTGAAAGACAACTCTTTTGTTATTCTTCACGATAGATGCAATAGCATCTTCTAGTTTCTTTTGTTCTTCAGCAGCTTCTAAAAAACCACCGTCTATATCGTAGTCTATGACTACTATGCCACGACATTTCATGCCGATCTCCTATAAAAATATAATATGTAAAATGATTACATGCACTTACGTGTATGCATGTAGTTTGATTTAAAATGTATTACAATAGTATACTTGGTGGGCCAGTAAAAGGATTACACCAATTAGCAACACGCCTTCCATGACTGCCATGACTGGCAAACCCAAGCTTCTCTATTTTCTTCCAAAATAATTGTTTTGGGGCTAACTCTTTAGGTAGAGCTTGTAATTGTTTCATTTGTAATTCCTTCCTACCAAACCTATAGTCGTTGGCGTTCTACATAACTAAATCTTCGATTGCTTGTGCAGTAAGATATTTTAAATCAAGTCTCGTAAGTCTTACATTACATTGCATATTTAGCTTTCTTGCTAGGGATATTGCTTTAAGTGATGCGTCATTGTCAAGAACTAAAGTTACTTTTTGGTACTTACTAAGTGTTTTAGTTATACTTTTAGTAATGTTCGTACCTAATAGCGCAACTCCTACATACCCAGATACACTACTAACACTACAAGCAGAGGCAACGTCCTCTACAAGCACTGCATGTTTACCAGTACCAACATGTATACCCTCTGTTAGGTCGCCATAGCTCCACCACTTTGCTCTAACAGGCCGTAAGGATCTACCTACCGCACCTGTACTATCAGAGTTATAGAACAGCACACGGTCTTCTTTAGGGGCATACCTGATCTTTATATCGCCACGTAGATAGGCATCGTAGCTGTTAACATGCTTCAGATAACTAACAGCAGGATCGTGATTCGTTACTCGTGTAGTTAATGGCGGTATTTCTTTATATTTAGCTTTAAAGCGCTGGGTGGCATTGCCTTCAAGATATGATTTAGCTGCGTTGATATCTCTTTTACCAGTGTAAGCACCCTTTACATTGCAGGATGCTCGGTAGCAGTTCCAGATTAACTTTCCATCAAACTTATCTAATGTGAATTTATTCTTACCACCGCAAAAAGGGCAATCGGCTGTATGCCTATCACCCTCTGCTAATATTATAGATTTAACATACTCAACCTGGTCACGATAACTAGACACGGTTCTTAACTCTGAATATTTCGCCACAATCATCGCAATGATGATGGAATATTAAACAGCGATCTTCCTGATCATCTAACTTTTGTAATCCTGTTTTGAGATCAGACTTAATTGTATAAGCCACCAGTAAAACAGGCTGCCCTATAGTTATAAGTTTGTGGCATGTGTGACAGGGTTGTATTTTCTTTGCATTATATTCTTCGACTCCTAAGAGTTCTTTTGTTTTTATTTTGCTCATTTGCTCTTCCTCAACAGTTAGTTAATGGAACTAACCCTGGTCGGGTTAGCCGAAGGCTACTGCACTTTGTGAATAAGTCAACCACTTTATTGCGTGGTGGAGTTATGGGTACAGTAACTTATGTGGCCTGTAACCCATTGAAAACAAACGATTTACCTATAACCTGAAGGTCGTAGGTTCAAATCCTACTCCCGCAACCAATAGATTGATATCATTGAATTTTTATATTTCAAAGTGATACAAGTTAACTTAACTTAATAAAACTTAACATTTCACCTGTCAACTTTATTTTTTTTCACTTCGAATCTGTTAAAGCTGACCAAAATATTGGACATCATTATATTATTTTAATGTTCTCGTTCTTCATAAGTAAATGTTGATAAGCCTCTAAAGTCAGGGTTCTCTTTTTCGATCTTAGCTTTAACAGCTTCCACTTCATCAACTTCAAGCCAACCGCATATCTCATTAGCAATTTTAAGAGCTGCTTCAGACTTTTCTTTAGTCGGAGCATTTACTGCCAGGCGCAAAGCTAATGTCAGAGCTTGAATATTATTTTTAGGGTTTTCATAATTCATCAGACTTCTCCTTCTCTTCGAAGTCTAAACCAATTGTATGCTCGTACAATACACCCGCTACAATTTCTGTAGCATCTGCGCTTGATGTTACATTAAGTGTCTCAAAGAATTCTGAGTTTAGCGCAAAGGTTGCTGCCGCTATCATATCAACATTATTTTCGCTGGTTTTACGTGCTTCCGTTAAGGCTGCAATTATTGTTTCTTTATTAGTCATGGTCTATTCCTTTTGTGTTTAAGTTAATTATAATTCTGTTAGCGCACCCCAAGAAACAGGGTACAAGTTATTCATTACTTTGTTAATATCATCTGCAATGATTCGTGTCTCGTTCTGCGTGTCTTTAGTACAGCGCAGCTTACACATATCTGCAAATGCATCTAAACTTCCAGACCAATACCATTCAGTCATTAGATTCGCAGGGAGTACAATCCTTGCTTGCTCTTCACAGATACCCATGTCTAATAAATGTTTGTACAGAGAGATATCATAAGCTTGTGTAGCTCTTATCTCTACACCTTCAATCACAATTGTATCTGATGATCCTTGCTTCTTATCGAAAGCCTTCCCACGCCAGGTAGTTGGCTCATACAATTTAGGTTCATTAGATACATACCGTCTAGAGATCTCATTCCAACGCAGGAATTTATGCTTAACAAGTTGTCGAGCTATAAAGATTGGTGCTGATACGTGAAAAGATGCAAACGCATGACCAAAGGGTGACACATGATTGTTCCTAGCAAGGAAGTTAATTAGCTTTGCATCTTTCTTCTCATTGAACACCTCGTGCTTAGTACCGAAAGATACTCGTGCTGCATTCACAACTGATAAGTCTGAACCCATGTAGTCAATTAGTGTGGCTTTAATCATTATTTATCCAAATCTTTTGTTGATACCTGCTGCCGCAAGCTTTTTAGTTGGACGTACATATATTGAGAGTACATCACGGCTCTGGTGGCCTGTTACTGAGCGTAGTTCGTCTTCAGTGCATCCTGCTTCAGCCATTTCAGTAGCTCCTGTACGTCTTAGATCACGCATTTGAAGGATACTGGGTAGTTTGGCTGCTTCTCTGATACGGCAGAATACTTTATTGTACTGGCGACGATCATATGGTTTGCCTGTTCTTTCATAATAAACAATACAATCATGAGAATTACTTATCTTGGCATTGTTTAAACGATCTATGA